TAATTACTGGTGGTATACCTATTTTACCTAGATCTATCAAATATCATAAAGATGTTGTCGATTTACACGATCACGTCCTATTTTATGACTATGAAGATGTCCAAAATCCTTGGCCAATAACTCAAAAAGCGAATAACCTTTTTGACGAAAGGGGTATTCAAGGAATTCTTGACAGACACCAAAAAGTATTATATAATTACCATGTAGACAATCGTATAGAGACAATACTTAAGGCGGTGCAAGATGAATTCGCAATCAACATACTACAGTCAAGCTGACGAAAAGAATCGACAAAAGTTTCGTGACTGGCTAGCAGGACTTCTCAAGACTGAAGAAGTAGATTTGACTTTTACCAAAAAAGATGGTACTATTAGGGAAATGAAATGTACCCTAATAGAAGACTTGCTACCTCAGATTGAAAAGAAAACAGATCGAGTTAAAAAAGAAAGCAACGATGTCATTGCAGTATTTGACCTTGATAAAAATGCATGGCGTTCTGTAAGGTACGATAGTATCACTCAAATTAATTTTTCCTTTGGAGAAGTAGATGGCAACTAAGCGTCAGCATACAGCAGCAGGCTTGATGGGAGGCGAACCTTCCATCGATCATCTTGATCCAAAAGAAAGCAATTATACTGCAGACATTATGCGACTGTTCAATTGGTACAGTTCTGAAAAGAAACGTACTGATTCCTATAAGTTCCATCTAGATTTTGTAAAGAAGAACCGATCCAAAGATGACTATAAAATCTTTTCTACAATTGATGAGAAAGATGTTCATATTACCTTTGGTTGGGTAGCTAGAATTATTAATCGAGGCGGTAATATTGATTTAAATCAACGAGAGCGGTTTGAAAGTTATCTCGATGGTTTAATCCGTGTTAAACGAAAAGAAGAAGTTAAGGAAGACGAGCCTGTCATTACAGAACCTAAAAAGGTTGTTGTCAATATTCAAGATGCAATGAAACAAAAGACATCTGAATATCTAGGCGAAGTTGAAGGTGCTATTGACGCATACATTAAAGAAGATACTGAATTCAATCTATATAACGATTTGAAAGCTCGTCAAATTCCTGCTCCTTATATGTCAGACATTAAAGTATGGGCAGAGAAAAAACTTCAAGAATATAATGATGTACTTGAAAGTAAGGACTCTCAGGTTATTGAAGGTTATTCTAACATCAACAAGCGCAAGCTTAAGAACATTGCTAAGCTGTTTGAACAGTTTGTAGATGATTGTGACAAATATTCACAATTTAAAAAGGCAAATCGTAAACCTCGTATCACAAAAGACAAGCCTCCTGCAGTTCAAGTTAAAAATCTTAAGTTCAAAGCTAAAGATGATGAATACAACTTGACATCTGCCAAGGTTACAGATATTGTAGGTGCAGAACAAGTATGGCTTTTCAATACTAAGACTCGTAAATTAGCAGTCTATGTATCCGAGTCTACAAAAGGTATGACAGTTAAAGGTTCTTCTTTGCAGAATTGGTCTCCGGACAAATCCAAGCAAAAGACTTTGCGCAAACCCGAAGAGCAAATTAAGGATCTAATGGGTGCAGGTAAGGTTAAGCTTAGATCATTTATTAATGATATCAAAGCAAAAGAACAAGCTGTCAATGGTAGGATAAATATAGATACAATCATTCTAAGAATTATAAGGTAACTATATGGCAGGAATAAGTTTTAGCTATTGTCAATTAATCAAGATTATTCTATCGCAGATTGGAGGTAATCCAATCCAACAGGTTTATACTGAGTTACATCAGGGTAGACCAGGATTGATTCCTGGTTCTGCAATTATACCTAATGCTTTAGCAGAAGTTAAAAGTCTAGTTGACACAATAACGAATACAATCCATGCTGCACAAGTAGCAGCAAATGACTTTTCAAGCACATTGGAAAACATTGGAGGATTATTTTATCAAAACCCCCTCGGTACTTCTCTTGCCGCAGCAATACTTGCAATTGACAACAGAATTATAGCAGTAGATGCTCTTTTAGTAAGTGATCCTGGTAATGCAACACTTCTTGCAGAAAAATCAGCTTTAGAAACTAACAGAGCTCAATTGGTAACGTATAAACAAAATACTGACAGATTGTCAGGTGTAACTACACAACAAACCGGAGCATCTTTGGCAGGAGGATGTTCGTTGCAGGATTTATTGGGCTCGGCTTGTACTCCTAACAATGATGTGCCGGATGTTGATCTAAAAGCCTTACTTGATTCATTAAAGAATAAAGATTATATAGATGCTATTAAAGAAAAGATTGTTAATGCTACAGGATATGCAGACTACCAAACAGAATTAGCAACATTCCAAACAACTATCTCTGGTTTGAACGCATCTTTCATATCATCTATTAATAAAGCATCTATACGTAGTGCAGTAACAGGACAATTGACGCAAATCGTGTATAATTTACTTACAGGCTGCGGCGGACAAGTATTAGATATTACATTACAATCTAATGTTAAAGAAAAGGTTGGTGCGTGGGTTACATTACTAGAAAATCAAAGAGAACAAGGCGATGCTTATGTCGATGCTTATGGAAATGTAGCAACCAACCAAACAGTAACAACTTCACCTATTATTTCAGCAGATATTAAAGTAACACTAACAGACCCAGGAACAGGTATTGTACGATGATTGTAATTGATTTTAACCAAACGGCGATTTCCAATCTAATGATGGAAATCGGTAACCGCAATGACATTGAAGTTCAAGTTCCGCTATTGCGACATATGATTTTAAATTCTATTCGCAGCTACAAGCAAAAATTTGGAAAACAGTATGGTGAGCTTGTTATTGCTTGCGATAATCAATCCTATTGGCGCCGAGAAGTGTTCAAATACTATAAGGCAGGCAGAAAAAAGGCAAGAGAAGAATCTGGTCTTGATTGGAAACAGATCTTCGAAGCTCTTAATCTTATTAGATCAGAGATTGATGTATTCTTTCCTTATAAGGTAATTAACGTCGACGGTGCAGAAGCAGATGACGTTATTGCAGTATTGGCAGAATGGTCACAGACAAACGACACGAACAATGTTTTGTTCAATGAGCCTAAGCCTTTTCTAATCTTGTCAGGTGATCATGACTTTATCCAACTTCAAAAGTATGAGAATGTAAAACAGTATTCTCCTATTCAAAAGAAGTTTGTCAAGCCAGATATCAGCCCTGAGAAATATGTTTTTGAACATATCATTCGGGGCGACAAGGGAGACGGTGTTCCTAATGTTCTATCAGCTGATGATAGTATTGTGCAAGGCGTTAGACAGAAGCCTATCTCATCTAAGAAGATTGATGTTTGGTATAAGGACTTTGATGAGATGCCGCAGGATGCAGAATTCAAGCGAAACTATGATCGTAACAAAATGCTAGTTAGCTTTGATAGCATTCCTGCAAAAATTAAGGAATCTATTATAAATAGTTATGTAGATAAACCTGCAAAAGATAAAAGCAAATTGCTAAACTTTTTCATTGAACATAAAATGAAAAATATGCTAGAAGTAATTGAGGAATTTTAAAATGAGAACATCTATTCACCAAGTCCTAGAAGAAATGGACAAGGCAAAATCTAAGGAAGCAAAATTAAATGTTTTGCGAGCATATGACCACGTAGTCCTTAGAGGAATTCTACAAATCAATTACGATCCTCGAGTAAAGTTTAATCTTCCTGAAGGTGAACCGCCATTCAAGAAAGATACTTCTATTCCTAATGGATATTCTGAAACTAGTTTGTTTACAGAGTTTAGACGTTTCTATATCTGGCTAGACAGTAATGTTAATTTGACCAGAATGCGTAAAGAGCAATTGTTTATTCAAATGCTTGAAGGCATCCATTGGACAGAGGCTGAAGTAGTATGTCTAGCTAAGGATAGAAAGCTAGATACAAAATACAAATCACTAAAAGAAGATTTTGTACGAGAAGTATGGCCAGATTTATTGCCTCCTAAGGTCAAGGAGGTAATACCCTCAAAAAAATCAGTAAACCCTTCGAAAGACTCATAACCTTTCTAAAGGGTAAACCAAAATATACAGAACCAAAGGATGAATGGTTAGATTTTGGTGATTTACCGGACGATCCAAAACACGATAGCAGAATGTTCGAAGAATATCGATACAGAGCATTTGACAAGCACTGAAAAAGGTGTTATAATATAATTATTCGTAATGGAGTTCTTATGACAATGCACATTGTAGGTCCCTGGCTATCGACTAGCGGTAAGAAAAAAGGCAAGCAAAAGTTTCGTTCTGCCGAGGAAGCAAAACGAGCACGAGAGCTAGAAAAGTCTTGGCAAGAATTGATTCAGCGTCAAAGCGCAGGCCTACATAAACAAAGCAAGAGTAAGATTGTTGAGAAAGAAGTATTTTCCTACAAATTATCTACTCCTGTTGGTCGCACAACTACTAAAGATATCCCCAGTAGAAATACTGGCGACGGTATTGGTTCAAGTAAGAAAATTCCACAATACACTGGCACAAAAATGCTTGGCATTGGTACAATGCACAAATCCAATGCCGTGCCTATCTTCAGTGATGATGAGGCAAAGGCAATTTCTACAATGAGGCGTTAATGAAAATAGTTTTAGTTACAGGCGGATTCGATCCTATCCATAGTGGTCATATTGAGTATTTTAATGATGCTGCTCATCTAGGCGATTATCTAATTGTCGGTGTTAATAGTGATAATTGGTTAATCAATAAAAAGAAACAAGCATTCATGCCTCTCAACGAGCGCTTGAAGATTGTACAAAATATTAAAAGTGTAGATGAAGCTATTACCTTTAATGATTCTGACAATTCTGCACGTAATGCTATTAGAAAAGTTATGTTAAAATTTCCGGATGCAGAAATTATTTTTGCTAACGGTGGAGACAGGAATGCAAACAATATCCCTGAGATGGATATTGAAGATCCAAAGAAAAGAGTTAAATTTGTATTTGGAGTCGGCGGCGAAAATAAAATGAATTCAAGCTCTTGGATTTTACAAGAATGGAAAGCACCTAAGACGGAGCGCCAATGGGGTTATTATCGTGTTCTACATGAACAGGGCAATGAAGTTAAGTTAAAAGAACTAACTGTAGATCCAGGTAAAAAATTATCAATGCAACGACACCAAGATAGGGCAGAACATTGGTTTGTTGCTGAAGGAACCGCTACTGTCTATACATTAGACAGAGGCTCAGATGTTGACCTGCATGGAACTTATGATAAATTCAGAAGCCTCCATATAGGTAAACAAGAGTGGCATCAGCTTTGTAATGAAACTGATAAGCCTTTGAAGATTATCGAAATCCAGTATGGAGATAATTGTATTGAAGATGATATTGAAAGGAAAATTTAATTATGTCTATGAACATTCCAAGTAGCCCTGCAGATCGTAAAGCAATTCTTGATTGCATGAAAGAAATTTCTGCTAGCATGACTCGTACTGAAGGCGAACGAGAATTTATTCGTGAAGCTATCAAAGATATTTGTGATAAGCATCAATTGTCTAAAAAGACATTCCGTCGTATGGCAAAAGTTTACCATAAGCAAAACTTCAATCTAGAACTTGAAGAGCACGAAGAGTTTGAATCTATGTATCAGACTATTACTAATACTACCACAATGGATAAGTGATTATGGTTAACCAATATATTCTAGAAGCCAAATTTCTAGATAAAATTAATAGAGTAAAACGAAAAACAATTGTAGGTGTTTTTAAAGATTTAGAATCTATTGAAAAAGCCAAATCTAAAATGATTTTGGATGAAAAAGATTATAAGTTATCCTTTTCTATTAATGGTCAGTTTAACCCTTTTCTTGAAAGGGTTTCTCTTGACTCCCAACCCTAAAGGTGTTATAATACTCTATATAAAGGAGTAATTATGAGCCAGATTTTTAATATCTTTGAACAATTAGCTGCAGACAATTCTCGTCTTGCTAAAGAAGCGATTCTGTTGAAGAACAGTAGCAATTCTTTACTAAAGCGAGTATTTACTCTAGCTCTTAATCCTTTTGTTCAATTCTATATTAGAAAAATTCCAAGCTACGATACTAAAAATGCACCTCGTGCTTTAGAGTTAGTATTGAATGACCTTGACGCATTGTCAACTCGTTCTGTAACAGGCAACAATGCTATCAAGCATTTACAATATATTCTAGGATCGGTGAGTAAAGAAGATGCAAAAATCATTGAGCGTATTATTGCAAAAGACTTGCGATGTGGGGTCTCCGAAGCAACAGTCAACAAAATTTGGCCAGGCCTTATCCCGTCATACCCGGTTATGTTGGCTTCTGGATTCGACCAAAAGCTCGTCGATAAAATTGAATACCCAGCTTACGTCCAGCTCAAGCTTGATGGAATGCGATTCAACGCAATCGTTACTGGCGGCAACATCGAGTTCCGTTCTCGAAACGGAAAAGAACTAACTATTCCCTGCAAGGCATTCGCAGTACCATTCATTAAGCTAGCAGAGTTCTATGGAACCGATATGGTATTCGATGGTGAGTTGCTAGTAGCCGACCATGCAGGCAAGCCTGTTAATCGACAAACAGGCAATGGTATTCTTTCTAAATCAATTAAAGGTACCATGTCTGAAGATGAGGCTCTTAATGTCCGAGCAACTCTTTGGGATGCTATCACCTATGAAACTTTCCAAGCAGGCAAAGGTGACGAGCCCTATAAGGATCGCTTCGCAAAATTGAGTAACGGTATCAGTCACGTTAACAATCAGTTCTCACAATTTAGGCACTTCATTGATTTGGTATGGACCAGGCAAGTAGACAACTTCTATGAGGCACAAAGGCACTTTGAGAAGTGGTTAGCTCAGGGTCAAGAAGGTACTATTCTCAAAGACAAGAATGGTATTTGGGAAGACAAGAGATCTAAAGGTCAGATCAAGTTTAAAGGTGAATTGGAATGCGATCTGCAGATTGTAGACTGGGAAGAAGGCACGGGCAAGAACAAAGGTCGCCTTGGTGCGTTGGTCTGCGAATCAAGTGACGGTGTTATTCGTGTTAATGTTGGTTCGGGTTACTCGGATGAGCAACGTGACGAATTTACCAAGAAAGTTATTGGAAAAATCGTAACAGTCAAATATAATGCACGTATTAAAGATAAATCTGGGGTTGAGAGTTTGTTCTTGCCGGTATTTATCGAATTGCGTGAAGATAAAGATAAAGCAGAAGCAAGCAAATCTATCAAGTAATTTATAAATAACTGGAGCATAGGAGCTCCAATATGAATGCAAAAATATATAGATTTCCAGAAAAACGAGCATTATTCAAAGGCTATAAAATTCCTCTTTATACAGAAGAGGAAATTGCCTTGACTGTCGTTGCAATGAATACATTTAGTAATTTACCAGAAAAAGTTACTCTAAACACTTTAGAAAACTATGACCCGGTTACCGTTATTAAAGCATTGGTTGAAGCAAGTACTTCTAGTATCTTTTCGACAAAGACAAAACAAACGTATTGTATTATTCTCAAAGCAATTGAAACACTGTGAATATATTTTATCTACATCCTGAACCACGTGAATGTGCTAAATTACACAACGACAAACATGTCGTTAAGATGATTTTAGAATACGCACAACTATTATCTACAGCTCATCGTTTTCTTGACGGCAACGAAATAACTGAGCTAACAGCAAATGGTCGACGCATCAAGCGTTGGAAATTAGAATCCAAGCTAGATAACATTCTATACAAATCTACACACTCCAATCACCCATCTGCAGTATGGGTAAGAAAGTCTCCCGAAAATTATAATTGGTTAGCAAACCTATTGCTTGAGGTTTGCACTGAGTATACATACCGATATGGTAAAGTTCACAAAGTAGAACGTAGTGGTCTTTGCTATGTCTTGTATAAAAATATGCCTCAAAAAATTGGCAATGAAGGTTGGTCTGAACCAACGCCTGCTATGCCTGACGAATACAAAGTACCAGGCGATTCTATTCAGTCATATATAAATTATTATGTGAATGCAAAAACACATCTAGCTTCTTGGAAGAAACGAACTATACCATCTTGGTATGAAAATAATTGAAAGGAAAATAATGGAAACACATAAGCTACCCTTAGAGCAGGGTTTCACTGATGCGAGAGGTAAAATTCTTCCCATCGTTCATGACTTTGCTAACGTACAAATGATTTGGTCTAAAGCCGGCGCTCTTCGTGCCAATCATTACCACAAGACAGATACTCATACTTGTTATTTAGTAACAGGCGAGATAACATTCTATTGGCGTAACCACGGTGAGAAAATAATCCATAGAGAAAAAATTGTTGCCGGCGAATTATTCAAGACTGGTCCATTGATTGACCATGAAATGGTCTTTGAAACTGATTCTATCATGGTTGTTGTATCAGAACACAAACGTGATGCAAGTACATATGATGAAGACATCGTAAGACTATCCACTCCATTGCACGAACAATATGATCTATTATAATAAGTGCAGATGCTGTGGCAATGAGAATTTAAAACCCTGGCTATCATTGCCTCCTTCTCCTGTAGCAAATGCTTTATTTACTACGCCAGACTTTGAGCGTTATCCTCTTGATCTAAACTATTGTAATCGTTGCGGCCACATGCAATTAGTAAGTGCGCCGGATCCTGATGCAGTATTCTCAGCATATCGTTATAAATCAGGAGTGTCCGCATCTTTTAGATCTCACTTCGAACAATATGCTACTGATATTCATAATACTTGCGGTATCGGTGAAGGTAGCAAAGTACTTGAGATTGGTAGCAATGACGGATACTTGTTGTATCAGTTTAAACTGATGTATGGGTCAGAAGTTATTGGTGTTGAGCCATCTGAGTTTCTAGTACAAGATCATACCGATAAGGGTGTAGATGTTGTAACCGATTTCTTTACAACTAGTCTTGTAGAACAAAAAGGCTGGACAGGTTCTTTTGATGCTATCCTTGCCAATAACGTTCTCGCACATATTCCTGATACATTTGATGTAATGCAAGGTATTGCTAACGCATTAAAGCCTGGCGGTATTCTAGTTGCAGAATGTGGCCATCAATCTGGTATTACATCTGGAGAATATCTAGATAATGTATACCATGAGCATATTGATTACTATTCTCCAGAATCATTCACCAGGCTTTTATCCAGAGTAGGATTGACAACAACCCTGGTTGAAACAAAAAATACTCACGGAATGAGTTTT